GGCAACCGGCCTGCACTTCGGCCAGCTCTGGCACCGACCATGCGTATTCGGGGTACGCAAAGAACTCGGCGGTGCGGATCGGCAGCTTGACCAGAACGTGATCCGGGCCTGGGTCGTCTGCCTTGCACTGAGCGTCGTACAGGTCACGCAGACGGGACAGCTCGTTGACTGCATCCTGCAATCGGTGGCTGACCGCCTCGACCTGACCGGCGAGCGATGCGAGAAGAGACTGATCTTGGATCAGATCTCCAATCGCCTTGAGCGTGGGATCGGTGAACCGAACCCGGTTGATGGTGTCCATTGCATTGCCTCCCTTAGTAGGTGATGTCACCCATAGTAAAGGAGTTCAAGCAGATGTCAAGGTTTTTCTTTGAGAGATGCAAACGTGGTCGTGGAGAACGTCAGCGAGGGTTGCCATTAGGCGTGACGGCTGGGGCAGATCGTAGAGATGTCCAAGGTCTACAGTCGCCCCGCAACGCTCGCATTGAGCGCACAGGTGCATGGGTTTCCTAGTCGGTCGAAGGTGCGAAGAGACTAGGAGTGTAGTCCTCCAACCGGACTCCCGCATAGCGTCGGCAGAGGAAATCCATTGAGATCTCCATGAGATCGTAGGAGCCGTTCTCAACCTGGTGCTTGACGATGATGCCTCGCCAGTACGCCTGCTGGGGGCCGAGGTAATCCTCGTCGTGCATGTAGAACGCACCGGCCACGAGGCCGCGCTGCTGCTTGCCAGCGACGTACCGGATGCCGTGAATGAGCATCTGCTGATGACCCATCGTGAACGAGTGACCGATGGTCTTGAGGCGAGTCTCAATGTTGGTGCCACCGTAGGGACGACCGTTCATCTGGTTGTAGAAGTAGTGCGAGTAGGCAACGCCGTCAAGCCAGAGGATCTCTCGGAACGGGACCACCTTCCAACCATGCTCGGCGTAGTTCAGGTCGTCGGTGCCGATGACGCCCTCAAGCTTTGCGTCTGAGCTGATGGCACGGTTGATCCTGTCCTCGTGGTTGCCAAGACAGATCCACCTATCGGGCTTCCACATCTTCTCTTTGTAGAGCTTGCGCTGAGTGTTGTACGTCTTGATGGGACCGTTGAGGATGTCAAAGCCGTAGTTGGCAGCGGCGATGTCGGCCTTGTAGCGTCGGCCTTCCATTTCCTTCTTGCCCACGTCGTAGGAAGAGAGGCTCGGCATGTCGGCGTGGTCACCGATGTGGATGATCTTGACGTTGGGCCGACCGCCGAAGTGATCGACAAGGTACTGACCAGCCCACTCAAGGTGATCGAGGGGCACACCAGGCTTGACCTGTGTATCGGGAATCACTACGTGTATGGGCAGGTCCGACATTCCAACTCCCTTGGTTACGGCATAACGCTTTGCGTTACCCTCGCTAACTCCGCTGGGGTGATTTGGAACGGGTCGCCTGGACAGATCCAACCCCCGTGTTCCCAACATCTTGCCACAAGAGCTGAGCAGATGAGTGCATCCCCGTTGCGGCGGAAGTCAAAGGCGATTGCCTTCGGCGTAAGGAGCGACAGTGCGATAGAAAAAATGGCTGCAACACTGTATTTGACGCCGACCTGTCGGAGTGCGTAGTCGATTGCCTTGAGTCGGTCAATGCCGGGGGGCGCTGGGCGAACGACGACATGCCCACGGGGGGCAACGTCCTTGAGATCCACCGTGACACAACGGCGCCCCATCTGAGTGCAGCGGATAGTGCCGTCAGGGGTGACGTTGGTGACGATGGCTGCGTGGTTCCAGTAGCGGTACGGTCGCCACGAGGGACGGAGCCACTGGCCGAATCGGATGAGGATGCCGAAGAGTCCTTTGGAGTGTGCAAGGACGATGTCACCGATCTGCGCCGTCATCGTGTCGCCTTTCATGTTCAGCCTTTAGGACCAGGAACTCACGCTCAAGCCAGAGCATCTTGGAGTCACGCTCGTCGTCCTCGGCAGCCTCTTCCTCATCCTCAATGCCCGAGGTCAGGTGCGTAGCGTGGCGAGTAACGAGGAAGCCAGTGATGAGGATGGGGATGATCCCGAGCCAGCCCCACCAGCCGTAGTGGGTCGTCAACCTAACTGCTGCGATGGACAGAACCGACATCTTCGCCAGATCCCCAATGGCGTCCATCATGCCAGCGAGGTTGCCTCGGCCAGCGTTGATCGCACGAACGAGGATAGTCCCCACTGTGTCCATCACCGCCATGCCAATGCAGCCAACGACAGAGAGTCCAACAATCGGCCAGAACATCAGCCATCCTTCTTCTGCGCCAGCTTGAGCAGGTCGTGTACGTCCTCGAGGATCTCGCCTTCTTCGGATACCTCAACGAAGATCGCCTCGGTCAGCTCGTGGAGCTGCTTGGTCAAGGCCCGGATCTCTTCGGACGTGACAGCACCAGCCTGGGCGAGCGCCGGTTGGGTGACCGCTGAGTAGACCGTGAGGATGGCGAGCAGGTAGAAGTAGTGCGGGTCCAGTTGGGGCCACGCAATCTCAATCACGCAGATGACAAGACAGACGAACAGGGTCTGGTAGACGCCCTTGCCCGACGTGAACCACGCATCAAACCGCTTGAGAAGGATCTCTCCCCATTTGTGAGTCCACGCCTTCCACCGCTCAATCACTGATCGCGGCCCTCATGCACTCCTAGATGGTGCTCAAGGTCAAGGGAGATTCTGTCAACCTTCTCATCAAGCTTCTCAAGGTCGGCAAGGATCTGGTCGGCCACGGCCACCAAAGGCTTCTGCCCTGGCAGCCGGTGGTTCACCGCGTTGTCGATGCTCTTGAGTCGGTCCTCAACGGCGCTGACGATGTTGTTGTGCAGCCATCGCCCAACGCCGAAGATCGCACCGCCGATGAGAAGCGCACTGGCAATCGCCCCGAGTAGAGCACTCCAATGGTCTATCGAGGTTGCCAGCACGGGTCAGGGCTTCGTGGCGTAGAGGTTGCGGAGCGTCATGCCGGGGCCGTGGAACGCCTTGTACGCAAGCCACGATTCCATGTTCTCGACCGCGATCGGTGCGCCGTGGATGGCGATGGAGGAAGCAACGAGCCATGCTCGGTCGGCCTCGTCCTGCGATGCGAAGGGGGTGTAGGACATGTGGTTCCTTTCAGAGAAGAAGAAGGTTGTGGATGTACGGGGGCTTGGGCTTGGGGGCAACGGGAGCAGGTGAACCGAAGAACGCTGCGTACTGGCCGTCGCTCCCCATCCACTGTGAGCCGTCAACGGGTGCTGAGATGCCGTTCACGCTGAGTGCATCGGTGTATTGCCACATCTGGCATAGCCCACTCGGACGCTGCTGACCGTAGGACGCTTCCCACGTCAGGGGGTAGATCGTCCGGTTGATCGTTGACCCCGAGCCGTAGAGCATGTTCACGGTTGGCAAGGCAGTACGGAACGCCTGCATCCAGGCTGTGTTGGTGGACATTTCCACGTCAAGCACCTTGGCATCAGCGCCAGCGACAGACTTGAAGTAGGCAGCCTCAGCCGCCACGTCTCCGAAGCTGGCAAAGTGGTAGGCAGCCACGTCCAGCCCTGCGGCCCGAGCGCCTGCCATGTCCTGTGCGTAGAACGGGTTGGTGTAGCCCGTGCCCTCGGTGGCCTTGACGATGACGCCCGTGACGCCCGATGCCTTGGCCGCGTTGAAGTCAATCGGGTGGGGGTTGTTGCTGCTGAGGTCGATGATCTTTCCGGGCATCAGGCGCTCACATACTCCACGATGAGGAAGGTTCCCGAGGCGCTGTACGCCGAGGTCCCCGAGGACTGGTTGTTCAGTGCCGTCATGCCGATCTGGTCCCCTGCGTTGAGGTAGACGAGGTCGGTGATGTTGGTGGTCGATGCGAGCAGCGAGCCAGTTGCGTTGGGGGCAGACGTAGAGACGACGGTGTTGGTGCTGCCCGATGTCTTGACCAGATTGAACTGGTTGATCGCAGAGCCAGAGAAGTTGCTTGCCGTGAGCTGTGCGATGACACGGTAGGTGCCAGCCACGGTGGTCGTGATCCTGTCGGTGCCAGCCGGAATGGTCAGCGAACCCGAGGGGTTGGGATAGCCCGAGTTGAAGGCAAGGCCCGTGATGCGCTGCGCTGCGCTGGTGGAACTGGCGAAGGTTCCCGTGGCCGATGCCTTGGCGAAGATCTTGGAGGTTGGACTGACCCAGCCGACTGCGTTGGATGCCACGCCGAGGTACTGGCCGTTGGTCCCGATCCCAAGGCGTGACAGAGCGTTGGCCCCGGAGCCGACAAGCAGGTCGCCCGCCGTCGTGATTTGTCCGACAGTCTGCTGCATGGCGTAGTTCGCTTCGTCAGCATCAACCGCTGCAAAGACGACGACCGTGAGCGCCGTGGATGAGTGCGACTGAGCAGAGGTCCCGTCGTAGCCTCGGCCTGCGCCCGAGCCGTACACGGTGACGATGCCGGTGCTGAGGTCAACCGAGCTGCAAAGGATCTTCTCTTCGCTCGTGGTGTTGTAGTCCACCGAGACGACGAACGGACCTGACGTGCCAAGGTGGTTGACGTTGCCAGGTGCTTCCACCCAACTGCTCGGAGATGCGATGGTGAACGTCGTGTCGCTTGGCCCAATGTTGGCGAGCAGCGTCGTCGCCTGAGCTTTCCCTGAGTAGGAACGGGTGACGTATGCGGGCAGAGTCATGTCAAAATCCTATCGTAGTTAGCCAGTGACGGTCTTGAGGTAGACGACCATGTCGCCGTGGTATCCACCTTGGGTGATGTTGCGTCGGCGTTCGGGAAGCCAGTCAAGCATGTCCACGGTTACCGAGGCTTGGAACGGACCCTCAACGTAGGACACGACCTGCTGCGACTGACGCAATGCTTCGAGGAAGGCGTACTCCTTGTAGGGATCAAGGAAAACCGTCTGGCCGTCAACCTCAGTCGGCTCGAACAGGAGCAGGACCGCTGAGATGAGGATGCCAGAGGGGATGCCGGGGAGTGCCTTGAGCGTCCAACGGTTGAGCGTCGGGCTGACGTAGGTGCCACCGTTGTTGGCAGCGTTGAGCGTGGTGGTGATTCGGTACTGCTCACCAAACTGCTGCGAGAAGCTGAATGAGGTTTTCTTCTGCAAGCCCGAGTATGACCCGATGTAGTACGACGATGAGTCATCAACCGCCATTGTGAAAGCCACGTTGCTGTTGGACGTAACGCCTTGGACGTTGGTGATGCTGGTGTCCATGCTGACTGCGTTCTTGTAGTCAGGGATGCCGTAGGTGATAAGGCCCGAGTCAATGTAGCCAGTCTGCACACAAGACGTGGTGCTTGCTGTGTAGACAGCGTTGTTGCCCGTGGCGGGGTTGAACGACATGAGGGGAGTGTCGGTGATGGGGTCCCAGTCAAGCCACGTCACGGTGCCTTGGGCGGGGCTTGCCTTGGTGCCGATCATCAGGTCCGAGGCGTAGGCAGGAGCGAGGTCGTCAATGAACGTGGTGAGGTCAAGGCGTGCAATGCCCGACGACACCGAGTCAAAGTTGTTCCATGACCAGTAGATGTAACGGTCGTGCCCAACGATTGCCGAGACGGGCGATGAGAGGGGCTGCGTGTTGACGGGGAGAAGTGGACCGCTCTTGAGGTCGCCAGAGTTGCCCGAAGGGTCAAAGTTGTTGAGCGTCTGGCACATGCGGATGCCCTTGTTGGTGCCAACAAAGATGTAGTTGAGGTAGCCCTTGAGCGACGTAGCGTACTCACCGGCTGGCAAGGGAAGCGCGTGAACGGGGTAGGTGAGGTTGCCAGGTGCGCTCGTGGTGCTCGTGCCCGTCGAGTTGGTGACCGTCGTGCGGAAGATGGCGCTCGGGCTGGTCTGCACGCCAGTCGTTGAGTAGTTGTAACCACCGAAGTAGATCGCTGCCGACCCTGCCGTCAGACCCGTCCATTGCCACTGTGGGTTGACGTGGGTGTAGAGCCACTCACCGCCACGACTGCGATGTTGCAAATACGGGGAGTCGGGGTTGAGTGCGCTTGACGTGTGCTGGGAAAGATCAAAGACCTGCGCTCCCGAGATGGAGACATTGCTTGAGGAAGAGTTTCCCCAACCTACGTTGCTTCCACCGTCCGTGCCTTGGATGTTATTGAACAAGAGAATGAGGCGGTCGCCAACATAGTCAATGATGGCCGACAGGGGCATGGCTGAGGATGCTGCCGTGAAGCCACCGGAGGGTGCAACAACAAGCTTGCCGTTCTGAATCGCTCCCGATGCCGTGATGGTGGTGTTCGTAGTGGTCGCAGAGCCGACAGGGATCTGCCAGACGCCCATCGTCGTGACAACGTAGACGTAATACCCGTTGGTGCAGAGGTCAAGGAACGTCCCCGACATGGCGCTGCCGGTGGTGCCAGTCCAGCCAGTGACAAGGGTCGGAACGATGGTGAAGTAGGGGGTGCTCCCAACGAGGGCGGCGGTGGTGCCCTGCTGCGCTCGGAGCACGGTGCAGGTGGTCACGCCAGCGGTGGTGCTCGTGCCGGTGACGCGCATGATCTCGCTTGACCATTTGATTGAGAACGGTGCGGGCGGAAGAGGCGTGGTGGAGGGGATGGTGAACGTGGTTCCCGTGGTCCCGGTCGGATAGGTGGTCGGGTAGATGCTTGAGCCGGTGCCAGAGAAGAGCCAGGTGGTCGTGAAGTAGAGGGCGTTGCCATCAACGATGTAGGTGTACGAGCCAGCCTTGATCGCCTTGACGGTGTTGGTGACGGTGCCACTGGTGTACCGATTGGACACGTCAGGCAGGAGCGACGTGTTCCACTGGTTCCAAGGGTTGATTCCCTTGGACTGCCAGAACCGTGCGTCCTCAGACTTCTTGCGGTCAAAGTACGTCTGGCCTGCGCCAAGGGCCCAGTCACGAGACTCTCGACGCCAGAGTCCTTCGGTGGAGACGGTGCCATCATCGGGCAGGTTGGTGAAGTGGAGCGACTGGCGCTGCGGTGCGATGGACTTGTGGCGGAAAGCCTCACGACGATACGGCTCAAAGGACGTATCCACCATGTAGTTGCGACCAGCAATGGAGACGGGGTAGCCCTGCGTCGGTGGGACAGGCGTATTTGTCAGCGATACCGTGGCGGTGGAGTTGAGAGCAAAGGCCCCAATCGTCGTAGAACCTACGACATCGCTGCTGAATGCGTAGTCAATACCGGCCATTACCAGCCCTCGACTCGGGTGTACTGACGCTGCAATCTCTCAGCTTCCTCGGAGATGCGTGCGTTGTACGTCATCATCAGCGCCGACACGGAGTTGCTCACGTTGCCTGCGAGAACCTCAAGGCCCTTGCGAGGGTCTGGCTGCACGGCCATGAAGTTCCTGCGGATCTCTCGGGGCAGGGTCAACTGAATCTCAGCGCCGAGCGGAGGGATGTCCACCATCGTTGATGTCATGCCCGTGAGAGCCGTTACTTCCGTGGTGTAGTTGTCCGAGACAGTGGGGTCAATGGTCGTGAACGGTGCGCTGTATTGGACGTAGACAGGCTGTCCGGGGTAACCGCCCTCGTAGAACACGATGCCTGCGCCAGAGGGGAACGTGGACGTGTCACCGATGGAGCGGAGCACCTTCCACTTCTTGATCGCCGGGTAGTTCCTCGTGGGGAACGGGATCTTGTAGCGAACCTCCATGATGTCGATGAAGGAGTCGGCAACCTCGGGGCCAAGGTCGTAGCCCATGTAGACGGGGTTGAACGTGATCGTCTGCGTCTTGACCTGGAACAGACCGTTGCCGGGGGATGACAGGCGGAGCAGCTCGTCGTTGAGCGCAACCGCCACGTCAAAGCGAGTGTAGGTGGGCTGGACGTAAACAAGCGTGCCTGCTGCATGGGTGTCTGCCAGCGAACCCTCGTAGCCTCGCTGGACCGTGACGTTGCCAGCGCCGTCATAGCCCGTGACGTACATGACCTCCATGTCAATCGACAAGATGGCACCGACACGAAGGGAGTTGGTGCTGCTCGGAACAACGGCGAAAGTTGTCTGCGTCGTTGAGGTGATGCCAACGCCGTCAAGGTTCACGGTGCTGTCAGCCGAGCCACTGTAGACCCTGCGCCAAACCTTCTCGATCCAGTCGTTGAACGTGGTGGTCGTGCTCATGCGGGGATTCTTTCGTCAATGGGGCGGGCAGCGGGAAGCGCCTTGTAGTGGGCAAGCTCGGCGGGGTCAATGCACGCGGGGTCAAGCATCCCCGAGTCATAGATCACTCGCTTCACGTCAGCCGTGACGGAGTAGGAGTTGCCTGGTCGGAAGTTGAACGTGGTTCCTGCGATGGAGCAGTCAATGGGCTGCGTGACCTTGAGTTCAAGGTAGATCTGCGGGCAGACGATCCACTCGTCAGTGACCTCTTGCTCGGGCTTGAGAGCCGCCACGATCTGCTCGGCGGTTTTCTCCCACGTCAGATCCTCTTCGATCTTGTAGGCGTTGAACTCAGCAATGTCGGCGTAGTCGGCGTAGTGCAGGAACACGTCAAGGAGCGTCTCGTAGGCTTCGTCCTCGTTCGGTTCCCACCAGTTGCCGCTGCGCCCGACGATCTCAGTCTCGGCCTTGATGTACCCGCACGAGACTCGGAGTCCGTACTGCGAGAAACCCTTGTGGCCGTGAGCGTTGGAGAGGATGGTTGGGATGCCCTGAGCGATTGCCTGGTGGGGGATCATGCCCCAACCCTCGCCACGAGCCAGCCCGAGGTAGACGTGTGCCTGCTCAAAGATCTTGATTTCCTCTTCGGCGCTGACCTCGCCGTCAAGAAGGACGATGTCGGGATCAGGGTTGCCGAGGGTGACGCCGGACTTGATGATGAGCCGGGGGTGTGGGTAGCCACGCTTGACGATCTCATCTCGGAACCGCTTGAACACCTTGATGGAGATGTCAATGCCCTTGCGCCTGCCGCCCTTGCCAGACGTGAGAACGGTGAACGGCTCGGCCTTGGGGCGCTCGGTGAAGTGCCACTGGTCGTAGTTGGCGCCAAGTGAGAACCGCTTGGTGTTGGGGTGGATGGCTCCGAAGATCTCAAGGTTCTGGTCGGAGGGAACGAGAACGGTGTCAAAGAGAGGGACCGTCGTGAGATGCTCAAGCGCCAGCTCGGTGCTCTCCCACATGGTGAGCAAGATCGTTTGCTGCCCCTTCCACCAACCCTCGGGCCGATGGGGTGGGACCATGAACAAGACGTAGGGATTCTTGTCCTTCTCGTTGTAGTCCACGACCTCAATGCCCATGCCCTCTAGCGCGTTGACAATCTCAGCCGCCATGCGGCCATAGCCCGTGCTGGGCGTCTTGTCGTAGAGGGCAGAGATCTTCACTTCTTCGCCAGTTCCTTCTTGGCTTCCTCGACCTTGCCAGCGAGATTCTTGGGCAGGATTCTGCCTGTCTCAATCTCGCTCTTGGTGCTTGCTCGGTCTTGAAGTTCGGCAGCACGACCAAGACTGGCAGGCTGGATGCCCTGCTCTACCATCGCCTTGTACGCGCTCCGGTTCTTGACGAGCTTCTGCTCGGCCTTGAGGGTTGAGACTGCCTCGGGGCGACGAGATGGCATGGCGCTGGACGCCACCGATACGGACGCCACCCGGCAGTACCAACACTCATCGCCTTTGCAGTCATGTTCCATCATGGGTTGGTGTTCCCTGCCTTGACGTTGAGCGCACCGACAGCACTCCGACCCGTGGTGCCTGCGATGATGTTGCAAGCCCTGGTCAGTTCCTTGCCCGTGGTGCCCGCCTTGACGTTGAGAGCGCCAACCAGCTCGAGGCCGGTGGTGCCTGCGTAGCGGTTGGCTGCGCCAGCAGCCTCAAGGCCGACGGTGCCTGCAAGTTGGTTCAAGACTCCTGCGAGTTCTTTGTACGGCATGATCCTCCTACAGCGCCGTGATCGAATCGGAGTATCCGGCTGCGCTCAGAAACTCGGCTTCGGTCTGGTTGATCGTGTGGACGTGTCCACCCTCATAAACATACACAATGTGGGGGTCAAGATAAGTGTTCGTGATGGACCCATCCCAGTTCGTGACGTACGAATACTCGTTGAGAGGGTCGTTGAGAATCCACGGCAACGGCATGTTGGTGTTGGAGTTCTCAGGTGTCGCAGTATCTTGGACAACCGTGCCATCGCTGAGAACGAACACGTTGACGCCACGAGACTTGAGACGGTAGTGCTTGTAGAGCGCAACCGCTGGGCCGTGGCTGGTCGGGAGATACCAGGGGATGTCATTTACCTGCGGGGGTTGGAAATGGTACAGAGGACCGCTGCCCTCAGCGCCATCTGCGTAGGTCGAAGCTGCGTACGGTGAAGTGAACATTACGGAGTCACCACCGGAGCGACCCACGTTGTGCCGCCGTCAGGGGTCGTCCATCCAACCCACACGCCCTGAGGCGAGGTTGGCATCACGATCCACGTTGGGTCTACGGTCACGCCGGGGTCGGGCGAGATGACGTTGACGACGGTGGTGTTGGTGCTGTCCATGACCAAGTAGGTAGTCACCATGCCTCCTATGACAGCGCAGCGAAGATCGGCTGCGTCAGCGCAGCGGGTGTTCCCGAGACAGACGATGGCAGCGTGGTCTGCCCCGTTGCGCCCGTCATGCCTCGACCACCACCAGCCAGCGTGTTCGCCGAGAACGTGGCGCCGAGGTTGGCAAGCGTTGCCGTGGCGTGGCTTCGGAATGCCAGCGACGTAGACGTGCCTGCCACGAACGCTACGTAGTAAAGGCCAGGGGTCGAGATCGTGGCCGTCGATGACATGGCCGTTGTGTAAGTCCCTGTCGTTCCCCATGCGGTGCCAAGGTTGGCCGAGACCCCAAGCTGCGTTCCCGAGGCGTTATAGAGACCGACATAGCAGTTGGCCGTGGTGCCACCACCCGTCGAGATGGCGTAGAGAATGTTGGTGATGGTGGTCGCCTGCGGGACCCAGACCGCCGTGTAGTAGAT